GCGCACCGTCTTTCTTGATAAGCTCTCGGATGCCTTGCTGAGCAAACTCACCCATTCCCAGGCGCTTAGCTACCTGATAGAGTGGAGCGAATTCCAGGGCACCGCTAATTCCTGCTACTGCGGTGGCAGGTCCAGCTGCTTCTTCGGGGCTTACGCCCTCACCAACTAGCTCACCGAAGGCAGCACCTCCTTCATAAGGAGCGGCAGTCAAGAAACCGCCTGCAATTGTGCCTCTGTTCAGGGTCTTGCGTATCTGGTTGGCAGCTTCATCCTTTACTTCTTGAGTGACTTCTTGACCCAGGAGCTTCTTCCCAGTCTCAGTCTTGACAACATGCTTCAAGCCTTTCTTGACACCGAAGCTTGCCAGTCCACGACCGACTATGCCACCAATACCAAGCCCTGCCATTTGTGGCAAGCCCTTACCGGCTTGGAATGCTGCCCAATCTGCAAAGCTACCGAAGCCTTTGATGTCTTCGATCCGAGGAACAGCCGGGGCTTGTGCGCCAGCTGTGGCTTCTTGCATCTTCTCTTCAAAGGTTTCAAGCCCGCCCGCTGTTATTTTCTCAAGGGTAGGCTGTGCTGCGGCAGGAAGAACCTTCTGTAACTGCTGAGCACCAAGCGCAAGAACGCCTCCTCCGATTCCTACAGACTCATCTTTGAAGGCTTCAAAGCCTTTTCCAAACTCAGACAGGTTCCGCAGGTCAAGCGGAGCATTCAGCGGCGCAGTTCCCGGCTCTAGATACCGTGCTAGCTGTTTCTTTGTATAGTCAGGGACAGCCATTTAGAGGGCTCCGTATTTACACTTGGCACAAGTCAAAACGTACATACGCTTACCTGGGCCGTTTAATCAGTTCTGCCAACGGCAGTGTTGTCATCTCGCGAGGAATCACCCGCTGTGCTCCCTTAGCTCTCGCGAGGGCAGCGGTATTGACCATCTCTTCGGTCATACGCCCATCTCCCCCGGTCTTGAGCATCGGATTCTTAGCAGCAGCCTTATTAGCTGCATCAGCCTGTTGCCGTTGTTTGGCGAGCAAGCTCATCGTTGCGGTACCTTCGGTAACCGACCAGGATACATCTGGTCAAGAGTCTGTGCCAGGCGAGCATTGAAAGCCTGTGCATTCTCTGCTGTGTCCAAATCAACCTCGCCAGCCTGGGCACTCTGGTCTTGAAGCTGCCTGGCTAGTCTCACTACAGCATCAGCCGGATAGACATCTGCAAGGTTACGAGCAACTGTAGCGGTTGTGTTGCCCTGTGTATCTGTAGCAGACAGTGGGAACAACTCCTCAAACTCCTGTCCAGCCGTAACGTCCTTCATAATATCTGCCATGCCAGGCTCTCTACCTTTGGCCCGAATCCTGGCAGCTTGCAAGGTAGTCTGATGGCCTTCACGTCTGGCCGCATTGGCAGATGCAGCTATATCAGCGCGCTGGCCAATCTCCAGTTCCTTCAGGCCCAACGCAGCTACATCCTTTCCACGCTCAAACTGTGTATCTTCCTGAGCCGCCTGAGCAACCTTAGGCAGCAACTGGACACCTGCATTAATCATGCCGAGTCGGAACTTCATCAGGTCGCCAATGCCGACGTTGCCTGACAACTGAGGAAGGGCTACGCCTTCCAGAGGGTTTGCTTGACGCGCAGTCCGAGTAAATCGAGGCGTGGGCATAGGACGTGCCTGCTGGTTCCGCAAGAATTCCTCATGCTTTGTACGGAAGCTACCCCCACCACCCGCAGGGGCTCGCTCTGGTATAATAGGCAAACCAGAGCGCTGCTCACCTGGCTGTGCCACTTCTGGCGGCTGGCCCCCTTCCTGTCCTGGCTGCATTCCAAACAGTGCTCTGCCAAATCGAGCAACGGGGTCAATAACATGCTCTGAAATCGCTCCAGCAATCGGCGCAGCTACATCAGATACTGCGGCAGGCACAGTCGCAAGCGTTCCACGAACCTCAGTTCCTAGACGAGCGGCTCCAGGCTCCATCGCGCTTATGTCCTCGACCACTCCCCGAGCAACCGCTTTGGTCCTCGGGAATTGGAAAAAGTCGTTTGGATCGTCAGGCCGCATGGTTCGACGCAGCCTAGGTGAACCAGTTCTCGGGGCTTGGTAAGGAATTGGATCTGCCATCTTAACTCTCCTCTTCAAATGCGAGCGGGTTATACGCTCCATCTTCGTCATGGTATCCGTCTATGAAATTTATAGCACCGGATTCGTAGGTTCCGTGGCCAGACTCATCTCCACTTGGCTCTGGAGTATCTTCTGTCCACGCCTTGAAGCTAGTAACAGCAGGTGGCGTTATACCAATACTTCCTGCAAGAAGTCCAACTGCAGCAAGGGAGATCATACCAATCATACGTCCCTTGGTAAACGCGCCAGTACTGTCTACGAAAAGCAGTGTATCGTTCAGGTATGCTCTAGCCACATCACCTGAAATCACGAGTCTCAGGTTGTTTGTTCCTACAACAAGCCTACGAGTAGAACTATTGGCTGCTTGCCAGTTATAGTCTCGTTGATATTCTTCAGTGGTGTTCAGTGCAATGTTTGCTCCATTCGAGCTTGCTACAAAAGAACGCAGCCCGGTAAGGTCTATAACATCGTCAGACCCAACCAGATACACATGGTTCGCAATAGTACTGAAAACAAGTCCACCTAACTCGTCCGTATCAAACGAGGATGCAACCCCAAACGCCTGTATAGCAGAAGCATACCATGCAGTAGTAGTAATTACTTCCTTGAACGCAGCCGCAGTAATAGTAAAATCTGCAGAGATAGTAAAGTTATCCGAAGTCAATCTGGCTGCATATCTGGCTAGCTGTCCGCCACTCAGTAGTGGTGCAGTTACCCCCGAGGCAGTTATCGCATGATAATAGTCATCAAGCAACTTGACGTAGCTAGTGCGTATATCTCCCGATATAGTAGCCTCGACACTTGATCCGAAACCTCCGGCCATAGCCACAGCGCCAACATTCTCAATCACTGAGAATGCACCACGGTTCTCCCAGTATTGGCCGAGGCCTTTTATTCCAGTCCGGTCAAAACGATCGACTATGAAATCCACAGACGGTACAGCTTTTTCAGCCTCAGCCCCCAACCGGCGAACCAGATTCAGAATCTGGCTTACCTTTTGAAAGAGTACCTTATCTGTCATGCTGAAGCCTCAGCCAAACTAGCCACGGCACTCAATGCGCCCTCGGCACCTGCAATCTGGTTCTCATACAGACCAATCGCAGACTTAGCCGCACTAGCTTTCAGCTCATTATAGTTATTGATGACTCCCATCGAGGTAGCCATGTTGTCAATGTTGATCTTGGTTGCGGCCAGGTATTTGTTGACAGACTCCACATCATGGTCAAAGTCGATCTTGGAATTGAACTGTTGTGCATCCAAGCCGAACCGCCAAACATTGACATCAATATCATTCTGCTTGGCGAATACATCAGACCTTGCAATCACAGACCGTAACTCAGTCTCAGTCCGCTGGAGTTGCAGATTCAAATACTGCCGTTGCTCCACTAGATTCTTCAGCTGGGCCTCAAACTGCTCCTGCTTCAACTGCGAGGTCTTAATAACTGTATCGACCTGTGTTTGGTGGGAAGCAATCTGGCTACTGAACAGATCCAGTTTCAGACTCTCCCCTTGAATCTCAGTGGCATACGCATCGAAGGTTTCCCGACGAGCGCGAATCTGAGCCAGGTAGAGATCGACATCGAGTTTGGACTGTTCCAGCTTCATAGTCTCAATCTGAAGCTCAACCTTCGTCCGTTCGTCTCGAGCAATTTGTGCATCGTAGTACAGTTTGACTGCGCCCAGCAACTGCTGATACAGGTTCACGCGGGTTACATTCCTGCGATCCTCAGCCTCAATGTGCTGGAGTTGCATCCGATATTCTTCAACCTTGGCCAGCACAGTTTGTAGGTGCTCAGCATGAAGGTCACGATAAAGTCTGCGCAGTTCGATGTCCAGTTGAAACAAAGCTACCGCTGCATTATGGAACTTGATAGCAAAGTCCGCAGTAGCCTCAGCTGCCCGCAGTGCCCGATCCTCTTTGGAGGACGTATAGTTCAACAGGGCCTGTTCCAGATTCAACCCCTGCTGTATTGCAAACTGTCGAGCCTGTACATAGCGCTCAGAGCGTTGGAGAAGAATCTCACGGTTCAACTCACTGAGTGCCGCAGCACCACGCTGGACTTCCTGTTGCTCGGCTTCGTAAAGGAACCCAGGCGGAACAGGAAACTTGCGAGCAGCAATCCGCTCACGAACCTGTTTGACATTCACGTTCGCCTGCTTGATTTCTCGATCCCTTGCTCGCTCAAACAGCAACTGTTCGTCGAGCGGCTCAATACCGTAGCCTCCATTCAGAATGTCACTCTTTAAGAGATCATCTAAGGAGTCCAACAGATCAGACGAATACTCTGCCTCTACAAAAGAGAAGGTATTCTCAGGAGAAGTCAACGCATGAACTGGCAGTGTCATATCGACCGCCATCACATTTAATTCATCTGGAGCCGGTAAAGGACTTTCGTCCAAGCTGGGCTGGTCTGGGAAAGTAGTTTCTAACCAGTCGAGTACCGCAACATCCTGCACCTGATAGATAGGCGGGGAGGTTGGTATCGGAAGGTCTGGCTTGTTCGGTATGTCCAGCTCAGGAGATACTTCAGTAAATGCTGGGATTGGATCATCTGTCCACAAGGCAGGCAATACAGGGGAAGCAACAACTGGGACAACCGGGATATTAATATCTGTCAAGTCTTCCAGCAGAGGCGCAGCATGGGAAACATGAACTGGCTCGTCAATCGCAATGTTGTCATACAACTCAAACAGCCAAGGGGCCAGTGCCCAGTTGCCATACAGGTTGAGTTGATCCTCAGTTGCAATCTCTCCCAGTTCATCCAGGTACGACTGAGCATCCACTATAGCAGCGTCAGCCCTCGCATTCGAGTTGTTGATTATAGTGGTGACAGCCATTAGCTTACCCGCCTATTTAATACTTCTTCAATAAGACTGAGGGAGGCGATTTCAAAGTCTACTCCTCCAACATTTAGGAGCCCAGGTTGCCAGTACCTGCCTCTATGTCCACGTCCTGGTTTGACGCGAGTATTGTGTATTCCTTCCTCCTCTGGAGAGAAGGCTGTTGCGTGCTCTGGCTTACCGTCTACACTCAGGGTGAACGAAAGGTCCCCTGCTGACTTACAGCCCACATACACATGGGGAACACGCTTGAATTGATCAGAGCCAAAGTCGTCATAGCCAAACTTTAACTCAGCATTAATGTCTGCTCCAGCATCGTCGGCTCCATCCAACAGGTATATCCCGTCTGCAGCCACGCCGAAGTGTTGCCCTCCCCGCCGTACAAGAGCGTTGAAGGGGAATTGAGTGTATGCCGAAACTTTCGTGCTCTCGACATTCATACACCAGGCTGCAAAGATGCCAGTTAATACTGCATCAAGGTCAGTCTCAACTACCAAGTCAGGTAGTGGTGCAATGAGAGTAATTGTGCTGACAACACCTAGAGCCTGGGTAATCTCTAGGGCTGGAAGCGGCGCTACTAAGGCTACCTGGCTTTCACCAATAGCCCCAGCATAAACAAATAAGGTGGGCGGGGTTGCCTCAAGCTCAACATTGGCGACGTTGCCCGATGCGGCAGAGACAGCAAGTGTTGGGAGACTCGGCTGTAAGGAAACAGAAGCAACCTGATCCCCCCAGCTATCAATACCCAACGTCGCCTGTGGTGCCGTGAGACTAACAGAAGCAACCCCACCCGAAACTGCAGTAACCTCTAATGATGACTCCCCAACCAACTCCACAGTTACCCCGGTGGAAAGCTCCAGCGAGGGTTGTGGGGCCTCAAGCTCGACAGTCGAAAGCCCACCTTGAGTCGTAGTAACGACCAGGTCTATGGGCTTCGGCTCGATCTCAAGTTCGACAGTTGCTACGTTTCCAACTGCTGTACTAACTTCAAGAGTCGGTTCAAGTGCAGTCAGTTCGACAACAACCTGATCCGACGATGTAGTTATCGCCAGCGAAGGATACGGGGCAACTAACGAGACTGTTGAGTCAGGCATTAGAAGTTACCTTTTTAACCGGCTTGTTCAGTGTACGCGAACTCGGTCACGCTCTGAGTTGAACCGTTGGCAATGGAGGTACTGGACATATTCATCTGTGCTCCAGTAGTTCCACATGCACCATCAAGCCGAGCTGCCACAGTATCCGCTGTCGAAGGATCATCACTATCCTCATAGAAGCGGAACCATCCAGCGGTACCTGCGTTGCCTGCCACACCCTGCCAGGTTTCTGCGTCAGCTTTAGTCACAATGCCATTGGCTGACACATCAAAAGTCAGACCATTCGCACCTGCACTTTCACTGATGGTGTAGAGCAGAGTACCGCTGGCTGCAACATCTGCCGAAGCAGGCTGAGAGCCGGTGTAGACTGCGCACTTGCAGCCCTTCATGATTCCGCGGAAGCCATTCTGGAACTCATGGTTCCGAACTTCGTCGAACAGAGAAGTGTCTGCGGCAGTCGCATCATCCGATTGCAGGGTAACACGCGTGGTAGTCGCGATTGCGATGTATGGAACTCGATACAAGGTCCAGTCTGCATCATTCAGCGGTACACCTGCGCTGATTGCGTCAATATCACCAGTAGTACCCAGCAAGAGACGACCGAAATCAGCTGTCCCTTTCTTGAAGTAGAACTCAAGCATGTACGCTCGACCTACTACAGTGGTAATATCCTGGTAAGCTTGACCTGGATTAGCACTGCCAGTCTCGCTAATCTCCAAACAATTGGAAGAAAAGCCGCTGGCGACAGATGCGAGTGTTGCATCAACTGCCGTCCAACTGGTAGTGTCCGAATCAAAAGTTCCGTTAGTAAGCATCTGTGTTTCAATGCCAAGCATTTTGTTACGTAGGCCCGTCGATCTCCTGAAAGCCATAATTTATCTCCTCAACTTTGTAGTACAGTTATAAAGTGATTTTGGCCGCCAAATTGCCTGAACATCGACGTACCCTTTTCTCCCGTAAGGGAATTGACCCTGCGCTCGGACAAATTAACCATCGTCCCGCCGGGTAGCCCCGCACAGATTCCGCGAGGGCTAGCCCACATGAGCACAAGCCCATCGACACCTTCTCCCAACAGCCGACCATCGACCGTAGTGAGAGTGCCTGGAATCATTCCATAGCTTGCCTTTTCATCAGCAAGCATTTCTTTAGGGTTAGTACCAGGCAGGAAGTATATGCGGGATTCAGTCCCCACAAACAACCCATCTGACACAGCCCCAAAGTCTTCTACTCGTTCACCAAAGCCAAGAAAGTTCGTTGGTCTTGGCATCACATGGTATTCTTCCGAGAAGACCAGAGATGAACCGAGTGCAATCCACAACCGCCCAGCGAAGTGCCGAATCGGCCCTCCTACTGGCATAGGGATAAAATCGTCAAGGTCAGCTGGAATTCCCAGCTCTGTTGCATCACCCACATACGAGGGTTCAGTACCTATGTTGAAGTCTCCAGCCTGATACATTTCCGTACCGTGTGGTGTGGAGAGATACAGTCGGACTTGATCCACCTCAGTTAAGTCGGAGATGTCGTCGAGAAGTGTAAAGTCAATTCCACCCTCTCCTTCATATACAGCCGTATGTGACAACGGACCTTCAATACCATCACGCAGGAAAGACAAGGCATAAAGGTACCGAGCCTCTCGTAGCAGTCCAAAGGTAGCAGCTGCAGCAGGAGTCAAAGGCCGGGGAATATTCCAGTCCCAGTTCAGCCCTTGTACTAGCATCCCATGCTCACGCTGAGTGCTCCAGAAAATCTTCCCATCAGGAGTCCGGCACGCATGAAGGCGCTCTTGGTCATCCAGGTTGTTCACTAAAACTGTAGCAGTGTAATCTAGCTCCAATTGCTTCAATGAACCTCCCTCTGTGAATAGAAAGTAATCTGAGTTGCCTGCTGCAGCAATCGGCGTACCAGAATAAACCTGAACCCGTCCTGGGCGTCGAACAGCTTTCCCACCTCGCAGGTGGTCAATATTATTAGCCACAGTTAAACCTGACAGGCCTACCTCGTAAGGTTCATCTGCCAGATTCAAGCCCGGTATCTCATCAACCTTGGGCATTAAGCTTTTACCTCAATCACAAGATCACGAGTCCATTCTAACCCGTTAGGGTTGCTGGTGTCAAATGTAATAATTCGGCAACCTCTGTAGATTCCCTCAGTCAGCAGGCTGGAGTTACCGAGCGTAAACTTGATAACTGGCTTTGGGTCGCCTGGCCGCCAGTTCTCTACACCTGACAAATCAATATAGGCGCTCCCATTCCCCGACGAGTCAATCGTAATATCATCTACAATCAGGTAGACTTTTGTAATTCCAACCAGGCTATCAAGCGGACTTCCTTCTTCCAACAGGAAGATAGAGTTCTCATTGTCTCGGCCTAAGTAAATTGTCTCTTTCATTAGTCTATGTCCTTGTCGCCTTTCCCGGAGACTGTTTGCTTGCTTTCCAGCCCAACAATCTCACGCTTGCCAAAGGAAGCAATACCACGCGCAATGGTGGCTTGAGCAATGACCTGTTCAATTGTACCGGAGAAGATTGATGGTTCCAGAATCTCTCCCAGATACGCAATAGTCAAAGTCACGTTGTCTGCGGAATGTGCGTGGAGTGTGCCCTGGATAGCCAGGTCTGTATGTGTGGTACCTGTTAATGTCAGGCTGTCTGCCAGGTGGCTATGGAGGGCCTTCTGAATTTCCAGTCTCACAACCGGACCGAGATCAATATTCTCAGCAGTATGTCCGTGTAGAGTATCTGCCACAGTCAGAGACAGTCCGATACCCAGATCAAGATTCTCAGCCGAATGCCCATGAACCGCACTAGCTATCGTCAGATCAAGGTTATAGGACAGATCAAGATTATCTGCCAAGTGGCTGTGAAGCGCACTGGCAACAGTCAGGAATGTATCGAGCGTGAAGTCAATATTATCTGCTGTATGCGCGTGTGTACTATCTGCAACCACAAGCAACAAACCAAGATTCAGCGTAACATTGTCAGCGGTGTGTCCGTGTAATGCTTCATCAATCAACAGATCGTGGTTTGAAGTCAGATCAAACGTTTCAGCTGTGTGAGCATGTAACGCGTCTGCAATCGTGATGAGGATTTCTGTGGACAAGTCAAGATTATCTACAGTGTGTCCATGTAATCCGTCAGCTATAACCAGCGGAACACTTATCTCCAAGTCCAGATTATCTGCCGTATGAGCGTGGAGTGCCTCTGCAACAATCAAATGGCTATCAGTAATCAGCACAGGACTATCGGCTGTGTGCCCATGCGTAGCGTCAGCAACCACCAAGAACGTATCTAATATCCAGGGGTCAACACTGTCGGCTGTGTGAGCATGAAGGGCTTCTGCAATCTCCAAAGTCCACCCAAGAAAGAGGGTTAAGTTGTCGGCTGTATGGGCGTGAGTAGCTTCCTGAATAACCAGGTCTGTCGAGCCACCAACAACAACTTCCGGTTGCCCCGAGATGGGGAAGTCAGAAATTGCTCCGCCTGAAATCAACATGCTCTAGCCTCAGTTACTCTTCTACTGGAGTTATTTTCTCCACTGGAGCAGCCAGCCCTTGTTGCTTGGTGAGAAAGTATGTCATTACCTCGTTAAAGGCAAGTACCTCTTCGCCAGACAGGTTAGTACGCTTCAAAAAGATAAGCGCATTTTCTATTGTTTTTAGTTCTTGCTCAGGGGTCATCGGGTAGGTTTCCTTATACGTCAGATTCTGCGAACTGCATGTGAGCAGTCCATTTCACGGTTGTGGCTGCTACGCCAGTTACTTCAATGTACAAGCCATCATTAGTTGTATCTGCTGCTACAATACAGTCAAAGGCAGCATCGTTTTCTCCAAGCACAGTTACAGTCGGGGTGCCTAGTAGAATTGCATCACCACTATCTCGATAGATCGCACCTACAATGTGATACGCAGCTGACTTACTAGCTGTGCTACTGGCCGCAGTCACGAGAATATCAAACGCGAGAGTCGAAGTCGTGGGCATGTCAAAGTAGTCAAGCCCGAGCAAGTTTAACTTCAACCTGGTTGGTGTATCGTCTCCGGTTGAGATTGCCCAGCCGCAATGTCCACGGCGGTAGTCATTTGTTCCGGCAGCGTCAATCCCGTAAACCCACTCACTGTCACGCAGGGCTGTAATTCCGCGCCCCATCATCACAACTTCTTCATAGGCAGTACAGCTATTGCCCTCACCAATCGCCCAGCTGAATTGAGCAGCGGAGCCACTAGCGGTGCCAACTGTGTTACCTTCACCTATAACAATACTATTCTGGTGATAAGCAAAGTTGTTTGCGCCGAGTGCGATAGAAAACTGGTTTGCTGTGCCTTCTAGAGCAGTACCAGTCCGTGCAAGATAGCCAATGGCTATTCCATAGTTATCTCGTGTTTCGCAGTTGTTTCCAAGAGCAATACTATAGTTACCGTCAGCTTCTGCGTCTGCTCCCACTGCAACAGCAAAGTCAGCACTGGAAATTGCAGCATGACCTATACAGGTGGTTTCCTGCCCGAGTGCGATAGTATACGACCCAACAGCAACACTGTCAGGGAAGGCTGTGCCGCTGGTAGTGCCTGACTGCGAATCATAGCCAATCGCAACACCTCGATACTCATACGCAGTAGAAAGAGTCCCGATAGATACGGCATCTGAGTTAGTAGCAGAGCCGTCTGTCTGGCCGGCCTGTGCATTACCAATAGCAATACTTCCATTAGTCCTGGCGTCTGCGCTGTAACCGAGTGAGACACTGGCATCACCTCGCGACTCACTGTTCGGCCCAATAGCAATGCCTCGGTACGCTGTGGCACTTGCCGCGGTTCCGATAGCAACACTATCAATATCGTTGCCTGATGCAGCAGAAAGCCCTGTCGTCGCGCCGTTACCTATGGCAGTGCCGCCAGCTTCGTAGGCGTCTGCAGAGTTCCCAATCGCGATACAGTTCGGTTCAGAGGGAGTGCCATTACTGTTGTTTCCTGACCGAGAGCCAACTCCAATTGCAATACAGTTCGGTGAATTCGAGGTAGTCTGGTCGCCACAAAAAGCTCCATCCCCTATAGCAATACCACCAGACTCATAGGCAAAGGCGTCACCGATAGCAATACAGTTTGCCTCAGCTGTTCCATCATTTGTCTGTCCTGTCTGGGCAGTGTTACCGATAGCAATGTTATCGGTCTCTTTCGCATAAGCATTATTACCAATAGCAATAGAGCTTACACCGTAGGATTTAGCTTGGTAGCCGAGGGCAATTGCGTAGATTCGGTCAGCCAGGGTGTCATAGCCGATTGCTATAGCATAACTGGCAGCTGTTCCAGCAACTTCTCCTGCTTCAGCCAGTCGGCCAAGAGCAACGGAGCCGACCTCATAAGCAATCGAGTCATGGCCGATAGCTATAGCCCCGGCTTCAGCAGAAGCACCGTCATTGATACCAGCCCGAGCTGTCTCCCCGATAGCGATAGTCTGTGCTTCGTAGGCATTCGCATTATCGCCAATAGCGATAGCGTCCAAGCCTCCGGCGTTAGTATCTCCGAGATTTGGGCGAGAGCCTACCTGGACCGCAGACAGCCGATCTGCGACGATAGCTGGCAGGACGATATAGATGTCCCGAGTGCCAGCGCCCCAATTGACTGCGGTGTCTGAGTTCGACGAGGCAAACACGGTATCCCGAGTCATGGTATCGCCGGAGTCGTTAAACGTCCCCCGACAGACCTCCCAATCGGTGCCGTCCTCTACACAGTAGTAAACCTCGTCGTTGGTATTGAGTGCAGTAGCAAAGCTCTTGTACCCTGTCGCAGCAGCGAGGTCAATTGTGTAATCACCTGTTCCGGTCGTGGTGGTAGTACCCTTGACCCGGTCAAAGTATTTAAGTGACACGGGCTACTCCCTTATGTCGGATCAGCAATCTCAATATCCCAAGCTGGGAAGTTCACCGTATTCGAGCCGTTTGCAGTCAACGCCTGTGAAGTACAAGTGGTCACATACAGCAGCTTCGTATTCGACACGTCCAGCAAGGCAACGTGGTTACCTGTCCCGGTTGTATCAATCAACACGCTAGACTTGGCACCCGCGGTAGTCTTTCGACCATTCGAGTCTCCGTCAGCGTTAGTGAAGTCACCACCTGCCATAACCACGTCAGCCAGCGCAAAAGTCGTGAGGCCCTCTGCGTAGGTCGTCGGCTCAGCTGAACACACTGTCATGCGTGTACAGTTGTTTTTGATAATATTTAACGCCCCGTCAAGAACGTCATCGTGTACAGTCTTACCCATAATTATCTCCCAGATTCAGAATACCTGACTGTATATCCAGGTATGTTGTAGTGCTCTCCTGACCTGCTTCGGGTAAGTCAGCTAAGTTTGGTTCTGGTGTTTCTACTGCCCAGGCATTCTGGACAAAGTAGTCACCGCGTTCTTTCTCGATATAACGCAGCTCGCCTTTGATAAACGAGTCTTTGTTATCTCGAAAAGTCGTTATACAGATAATCCACATAATTACACTCCTCGGGTTGATATATGTAACCTGCTGCGTGTGCATAGAATGTTTTGTCAGCGCAGGTAGCAAGAACTAAAGTAATAAACCACACAACTATAGCTCCTGAGATGTATTTAGTCGGGTGGATTACCATTCTTTTTTATCCCTACAATAGCAACAATTCTTGTGCGTATGAGGGCAAATGTAAAAGCCACCAAGTCCGTTGTACCAATCCCACAAAGAATCGAGATTGCAAAATGTTTGGTGGGCTCCTGTACCATCGAGGGCCAGGTCCACAAATATACTATCACTGAAAACAAGGCTGACAGCACAAATAGCGCTATCACCCGGCGAATCCCTATGTTTGTTCCCAACCAGGTGTGCCAGGCAATAGCCCCTGCGCCTGAGGTTGATCCAAGGAACAGCATGTCAAGCAGTTGGATCACTTTGTTTGGGTTCTCTAGTCCCATTTTGTCACATCTCCTGAGAGGAACCGTCTCTGGTCCCCCGATTTTATTTATAATTGCACTAAGCCCTATCAATAGCACCCCAGGCCTCGTTCCAGTTTGTCTCCCACGTTTCTTTGTGAGGACGGCCTGGTCGCCACGCTTCCAAATATTGTTCCCAGGCTCCCTGGGCATCTCCTCTTTCTGGTAGAGCATGTGGTAAAGTCCAAAGCAACAGTCGTGCAAGACCTGCTGCCAGCAAGTCATTATACTGAACTGCTCGATAAATAACTGCGTCTTGGTTTTCAATAACCAGCATTCCCAGCAAACTTTCTGCATATTCCACTGAGGCGTGATGTGTCATCACACCTATGATCCCAGCAGTTTCAAACTGCCAGAAGCCCATCGCGGGACCGCGAACTTGCCTGCGGTATTTAAACTTGCTCTCTTGTAAGCCGATGGCTAGTAACATAGCTCTTGCACTGTCGGTAGTCATTGTCGCTGGTAAAACTGAAAAAAGTGGGTTAAGTATTAAATCGTGTATAACAGATGGAGACATTAAATACCTTCCGTATTGCTATTTGGCACCGCGCCAATTGTATTGCCACCAGGCTGCGGAAAGAAGGAACCTTCAGGTAAACTTAAGACTCGATCAGTTCTGCGTGTTGCTGTTTGCAGTGAAATTGATGCGGAAGCGATATATTTGGTCCATTTGCCTGCATAAAGCACAGCTCGGCCTACATCGTAGATTTCCAAGTCAGGAATATCAAACAAGTAAGCCAGAGCCCCATGAACAAGTCCTTCATGGTAGGCAATGGGAATTTCCGGTTCAACGTCTGGAGCTGCTTCAAGGTCCATTTGTGCAGGAAGCTTGTAACGCTCAACAGTCACGTTGCTGGATGCGTCTGGTTCTGGGACTAAGCGAGCCGTTGCAGGCCCATAGTCGCTTACGATAAACTTAGGTGTACCTGTCGCAGCGCGCCAGGCGGAAAATCTTGCGGCATCCTCTGTCCCGTTCAGGTCAAAGTGCCCATAGTCCAACTGGTGTTGGGTGGTCTTGGTAAGTGGGACGCCTGCTATATCACCGCCGATTACCCAAACTGTTCCAGCAGGCAGGGCGATATAGGCGTTTCCACTGGTGTAGGCTATTGAATCAGAACCGAACACACAAAGAGTCTCAGTCGCAAACTCATTCTGAGCTGCGTTCAGCGCCTCAACAACGGTTTCTTCATCTAAAGCGGTCTGTCCGATAGCATCATCTAGCTTCCGACGAACAGCTGTCATCAATTCAGCAAGTGTCATAGCATCGGTCCTGCATTACCAATAGCCGGGAGGTAGCGCCGAGTGAAGGCCTTACGAAGTTGAGGCAAGAAGTTTGTGATCTCTTGCGCAGCAGCTCGGCTCAGTGGCTCGTCAGGGCGTAAACTCACAGCAATTTTCAATGCCTCATACAGCAGAACCTTGTGGTACTCTGCTTCCCACAATGGCTCATCTGCAGCGAGGGCCAGTTCTGTCGGCCGCAGCCACCGATCAGCGTAGATTACATAGATACCATTCGGCTCCGGATCGACCTTCCACTGCTGGTCAGGAGTCTGAATTATCCAATTAGGCGGGCCAGGCGACAGCTCTACATTCCGCTGTTCCCATTCCCAAGTCTGATAGGTTTTCGTGAGCAGAGTCTGGTGTGCTGTCTGCCCATCTGGAATAAAATATAGAGACTGCTGATCAAGTATCTTGATTAATGGCAAGGTGTAATCAGCAGTCCCATCTATTGTAGTAATAAAAGCATCGCGTTCGTGATGGAACTCCCACTGGTCAGACTCCAGTTGAATAGCCAGGTACGCGGTATTGATCCACCCATGAAGCAAGTTAGTGGAATACTTGTACGGCTCTTCTAAGTCCCCAATCCTAACGCGGATTTGACGAGTAATCTCAGCGAGGTCCATAACGATTTACATGCTCTTGTCTTTGATGCTGTCATACCACGCAGCCCCATTCGGGTTGGTATCCCTGTACTGATGAGGATAGCGTAGCATACGGTGCATCTGGTTGATGTCCGAGGTCGATCCATCAGCATTCTTCTTGTAAGAGAAGTTCCAGTTCTCGCGCTTGGCGCGGGCCAGGGTTTCCAATACAAAACGGGGGCACTTGCGAAACTGCCCACGTATGAAGTGATAGGATTTTCCATTGATTGATACTGTCACAAGGCGCGTCGAGTCATTCAGGTTCTGAGTTTCCAGAACCATAACCTCTACGGTCTCGCACATGAAGGCCAAGTCACGGGTATAGCTCTTGGTGGCTTCGTTGTCTTGCATAACGATAGGTGTCTGTACACCATCATCTTCGTGGACAGCTTCGTCCAAGGCTTTCTTCGACTCGCCGCTATCGGATTGCTTTTGAGTTGTTGCCATAATAGTTAAAAGGGGGGCCGAAGCCCCCTCCTCCGGTGGTGTGTTTTAGCCCCAGGCTTCCCAGACGACATCATCATCGTCAGTTTCCAGACCAACAGTCGCTACGACAACGTCGAAGCTCTTAGCGTCAGCACCAACTGTGATGCCGACATCTGCGTAGGTCATGGTTCCCGCTGCGACGGACAAAAGTCCCTCGACATTGGAAGTCCCAAGAGCCGCATCAACAAACAATACAGCCTCGACACGATCAGTCAGGTTGACTACTCGTATCTTCTTGGGGGTGAAGCCCAGAGTGATGGTGAAGTTGCCTGCCGTCCGAACCCCTATACGGGACCCGGTAGCAAACTGACCGCCATCAGCTGGGTAGTTAGCTTGTGCACTTGCAAGAGTCATGTCTTTACCTCGTAAAGTTTATCTAAATATTAAGCCACACTCTTGCGAGTGTACTCTATCCAGACTGCGTAAATTGAAACGGCGTCTCCGTCATTCGTGCCAGCAAGGGCCAGAACAACAGACAAACCTCCAGGCGCAGCCAACACACCATCAGCACCGCAAGTGAAAATCAGCTCGCTTGCAGCTTCGGTGAGAGTAATTGCCGCCGTGTCCTGGATGTCATCGTTAGCCACATCACCAACACCGACTGGGAAAACTTCACAGTCAAGAGTCAGTGCGTCCAGGTCTGCTGCTTTACCAACAAGCGCGTGGACAGTGATAGCTTGCGAATCGTCCAGATCAGACGGAACAGCTACTGAGAAACCAAGGGACTCACCGGCGGTTGCGTTGATAGGAATCAGGATAACAGTCTCTTTATTAGCAACCTGTGCATAACCAGCCACAGTTGTTGCTTGCTTTATAAGAGGCGTACCATCTTCATTCGTTACAGCGCCGAGAGCAATGGGGAGCGTGCCTTTCTGCATTCCCTCCAAATACTGGCGAAGCGCTTCGGCTCCACCAGCAGGAAGGTGGGACTGCAGAGCAACGATTGTTTCGTTAAGCTCTGACATAATCCCTTACTCCTCAGTTCCGACGAATGCTACCGCCATCCAAGCATCGTTCAGCACGGCTTGCGCCTGCCAAGAGATACCACCGACATATCCGCGCTGACCCAGGGGATCAGACTTGGACTTGGTAGACGGAGGAATATGCGAAGCATCCAGCGCATTCTTGCCGCGCAGCCCGACCTGGCCAAAGGCGTCACCACCGGCCTTGCCTCGACCCAGGCAGATCAGCGGATAAACGTCGATGTTAGTCGAGTCATCAGCCTTCGGCGTGGTAGAAGGTACCCACGAGGCGAGTATTGTACCAGCACCTATCTGATAAGTCAGGATAGGGTTGATGATGATACGGAAGCGACCCAGTGCACCGATCTCGTAATCGGGATCAAGCAGCTGGACATTGTTACCATAGTCGGCAACCTTCACAAAGCCGACGATGTTTTCGAAAGTCTTCTCCATGTCAGTATGGCAGTAGACAGGCCAGGAGGCTTGCACAGACTGCGTACCGTAGTTGGGACCAGACTTGAGAGTCTTGTTGATGGTGATACCATGCGCGCCGAGAATGGAACGCGAGATGTCCTGGAACATCGACTTGGTAGGCGGTCCATTGACAGTTCCAATGGAGTTACCTGTGCCACCAAAGAACTGATTAGTACAGCCCTTCATTTCACCGTAGACCATCATCTCCCGAGACAGTACAATACGGGCAGCACACTGATCTTCCATCTCAGGAGGAACAGTCATGCCTTCTTCATGCACATTACGGAACTTGTCGGTGTAGGAGTACAGACAACCGATTTGCTGCAGAGTCGTCGACAGCGTAGTCCATGCAATGGAGTCTGCAGTCGGCGTTACACCTTCCTGTACGAGGTGTGTGTTAATGAACGCGGTGTCACCGCCAGCAGCAATCCACTGGTTGTCTACACCACCGAAGGGGAGAAAACGTTTCCACTCGATCAGCTCGGAAGAATTCTGGGGAATTTCCTCCATAGCGCCGACCTTAGTCAACATTTCCTGCGCCTGTGCTTTTGCAAGGATACGACCTTTAAACTTCTCGTGCTGGCCTACCTGCGTTGTATATGCTTGTCCTGGCATTATCGTTTGACCTCTTCAAATGCTTCATCGAATCCCGCGGCGAAAGCTTCATCGGCTGATGGAGCCTTGGGCGTTGGGGGTATCCTGGATCGGCTGGAGGGCACTTGCCCATTCTGCAGCCGCTGAGTTTGCTTGCCAGCTTTTTCAGCTCGTTCCTCATTCAGTTTTGACTCCCACTTCTCGAAAGAGCGCAAGGCTTGCACATAAGGCGCACCGAACGTCAAAAGAGATTGTTGAGTCTGATAACCCTGCTTGGAGTACCAGCCCATAAAGTCTTCGTGCCTTTGACCTGAAGGCTCGAATCTCCCATCTTTCACAGGTGGAACTATATCTGCGATCACTTCGGGAGAATAAGCTGACAACACTAACTGTTGACCCATCCACTCCTGCATCTCGGTCCTGATAGGATCAATGTGCGGGCGGAGTGTGGTTTCATCCAGCGGTGAAGTCTGAAATGCGTCCTGCAATAATGGCCCGAGAACTTCTGCAAGTTTCGGGTCGTAGGCTTCAAGTCCTTTATGAAGCTTGTCAAGGTCGAAAGACGATTGAGTCGGTAGACCTTTTTCATAGGTAGTAAAACGCTCGTTCAATTCGCTCAGGTTGCCCTGGAAGCGAGACTCCATAGCGTTCAAGTTGTCTGGCATGTCACGAGCACCTGTTAGGATACCCAGTGCAGCTTCTTCGTCGAAGTCTCCAATAAACATTGGGGGCGGATCATCGTCACCACCTTCTCCACCAGGAGGGAGATCGCCCTCACCTGGGTTTAACAGGGTGGAGTCGAGAATTCCTGTGTCAATTTCGTTACCTTCTGCGTCAATCGGGGGCATTGTTCAGTTCCTCTTCAATTTGTTTCCTTAGCGCCAAGCAGGTTAGCCGTTGTCCTCTAGCTAACTCTGTCTTGACAGCATCCAGACCGGGTTTGGCTGTCTGCTCTGATAAGATAATAGCATATCCTTCCAAGTATTGCAAAAGCTTTATTGGGTCAATATACTTCCCCTCCATAGGAGCGTAGATAAACGCATCTTTCAGAGTGGTCGGCGGTAGTGAGATCGTTTCACTCATCCAGCTTGTCCTCCTTCAAGGACCTCCAGCGCAGCCCCGACCTCTTCAGGAGAAGGTTGTCCTCCTATAGGCTGTGCTGGAGATGGTAAGGCGGGCGCAACAGACTGGTCTGCAGGTAAGGCCTGCTCACCTTGCCGTGTACTTTGCACAAGCTGCACAGCTTTTAGTAGATCGTCCAGCTGTTGTGCCCGTTCGCTCTGCTGATTTGTGAAGTCGTCCTGCATAGCTTTCAAAGCTGTACGCATATCTTCGGACTCACGCTTCATTTCAGCAATTCTTACATCGGCAGCGGCTTCAATCTGCGCTACCTGGAGCTTAACATCAGGCTCCTTCTCAGCTGCTTCCAACTGTTCGCGTTCTTTGTCGGTCATTGCAAGCTGTTCAAAGTTCATCTGGAAGCCTTCGAGGTAGAGTTTCATCCACTTCGATGGCGACAGGCCGTATATGGGCTGGACTGCTTTGTCCCCGATCTGGAGCAAGGCTTGTTGTTGCAGTTCCCGTATGATGAGGGAGGACGAACCGAGCGGCTCGATCACTGCATCACCCTGAACTTCGGGAGGTCCATACTCCTGGGCCCACTCATAAAACGCGGTGATCTGCGGTGTGCAGGTTCCGTTGTCCCATTCCTTGACTACCTGACGTAGGACAGTCGTTGCGTTGTTCATGAGCTGCTGGGAAATCCCTACAGCCTCGGTTACGGCCTTGCCCTGTAGCAGGAGGGACAGTCCGGTTGTGTCCTCAGTCATCTTGAGCCAGAAGTTAATGACCGGCATGATCTCGTTCAGGTAGTTTTGGAACTCCAAGAACGTCAGAGCATTCTTTGCTTCTGCCACAGCATCGACACCAGGCAAAGGACTCTTGACTTTCCACCGCTTGTACGGGTAGAGGTCCCAGTTCCCATCAGTCGGTTCAATCAAACCTTCCATTTCCAGGATCTGCGGACCAACAGAGTAGCCCATATTGTCCATGAGTGCTCTGACTGCGGCAGTTACGCCTCGCTGTGGGGTCTCTGCTTGCTCGCTGATACCTATACCTGACCAGCATCCATCACGCGGCAGCCAAGCCAGCATCCAATATGGAAACTTTTGAGACTCCAGCCAATAGACTTCACTCTTGATAATCCGCTTGTTGCACAATACGGTGACTTGAAAGCCTAGCTCTTCTTTGCCTTCCTGGTGCTTATAGACCAAGACGCCAGTACGAATCCACAGCTCGTGTGGACCTTTCTCAGCTTTCTTCTTGGACTTGCCTACAACCTGTGGCCCTTCTTCCAAGCACAGATCAATCTGGGCAGCGTCATAGGAAGGATCATTTTTGTATTCTGTCAGTTGCCGACGAGTTGTCTCGGGCACATGCTCGAAGAAGAACCGACCGTTCTGGATGTCTGGGCCACAGTCAGGATCAGGATAGCAGTTCTCGACCTTCACAACCTCAGTAGACGGTACATACCTTAGTTGTGCTGCCAGCTTCTGCTGCACCATTTTCCCTTTGTTTGGGTCTTCAAACGCAGTAGGCAGAGCTTCGAGGAAAGCTTCCAGTTCGGCGTTCGTTTGGCGCATCCGAGGGAACGGGCCTTTGATGACGCCTGTGCCGACTTTTCCAGCTTCCATGATTTGTTCACGGACTGCAGCATCCCAGTTAGCCTCTTTCAACCAGTCCTTGATAAGTTCTAGAGCCTTGGCTGCTGGGCCGTTCTCCACATCTTCTTCTACGCCCATACGTTGAGCTAGCTTCGGTGCAGTAGATTCTAACAACGGTATAACTTCAGGATATTCGACAATAGCTCGCATGAGCGTTTGAGCATCACTGATCGGAGTAGACCGGAGAGAGAAAGGCAGCTTGCCAGACTGGAGAAGAATATCCGCAACCATTGCTGTGCCCGCGTTGACATAGGGGCGTGTGATGTTGAGCACCACGGTTGATCCTTTGCCTGGTTGCGGAGTGGTTGTCTGTGCTGCTTGCATAGGCCCATCTAAGGTTTCAGGCTTTTCAAACCCACCCTGGTTTCCGTCCGTAGGTTCTTTACCTTCGTACCGAGCCCGTGCGTTGCCCCAGATTGTATCCAGTCCTTTTTGCTTGCGTTTCTTGACAGCATTATCTCGCTCCTCACACAGCTGCCTGGCAAGTTCTTCTCTTTCGTCTGAGTTGAGTTTCGCTATAGTCATTGTATTGCCTTTTGGCATGGTGCCAAACGTATTGCTAGTAGCCCATCATCCTGTCTTTAGGCTTCCAACTGGGTGATGATCCTCTTCGCCCGAAGAACTCTTCATCGTGTGAGATAGCTTTAACAGGTGCAGCTCGTGTTTGTGCAAACGAGAGCATGAAAGCGTCCCAACGGTCTGGAGATTTCGAAGCGGCTTTGTCTTGTCTTGAGCGTCCTGTTGCGAATCGAGCACGATAATCGTCTTTCGACTCGATCAGCAGAAGTCCACCTTTGTAACTTGCTTGTATAGCTGTTGCTTGACTCTCAAAGATGTGATCGTCAGGCAGGGCGCATTCGGTGTCTTTGATATAGTCATACGCTTGTTGATGTAGCCAAGCACGGACGTTGAAGTTCTTTCCGTCCTTAAGCTTCGCACCAGTATGCAGAGCAACTAGGATACTTGAAAAAGGGCCATACATTAGTTGATCTGCGGCGGAGCCGCCAGGCCCATCACGTTCTATTGCTATGATTCTTATAGCCCCAGTTGGCAGGAGGTCTGTGCATATGCGCTCAACTACCCCAGCAAGCTGCACACCGTCCATCTTTTCAAATGTTTTGGGAGCCACACTTATTCGCCCTTTCCTGGCCCAGATAACAATCTCGTCGTTACCTTGGCCCGCTGCATCAATCCCGATAGACCACGGCACGTCATATGCCTGTTGGATAGTGTCTACCTTCCGACCGATAGCCTCTTTCAACGCGTCTGCGTCAATGAAGGTGTTGGCAACAGAGGCATGATAGTTCCGGTTGACCTGACTAGCCAGCGTAGTTGGTAGCAGTTCCCGCTTCTGCTTAACGTACCAGGGCTCCATCTCAGGAGGGTGTTCAGGATTCAGACGCTTTCGTGGGTCATCCTTCCAATCGAAGATGAAAATCTGGTCGTTAGGAAGGAAGTGACGAAGACGGTAAAAGAGGTTGCCTGGGCCGTTAACCGTGGAGACATATATGCGACAGTCCGTGTTGGCACTGAGCGCTGACTCCGCCATGTCTGGGTGTTCCAAGTGAGCAAACTCGTCTACGAAATAAATGCCTGCGCGACCACCTCGACCAATCTCATCCCCAATCTCGCCCTTTATCACAGACTTGTTTGCAGGATTAGGAACCGACATTAGCTTACGGCCTTGCGTATGATTTGCAGGCAAAAACTCGGCTGGAAGATGGTCAATGAATGATCTTATCTTCCAAAAGATGGAGTCAGGATCAGCATCTCCATTATCCACGAGTTCCTTTTTACGAGAGCCAAAGCCGACAACGGCGTGGGGTGAATACAGCCAAATGCAGGCCGCGCAAGCAACACAGAGCCAAGTAAAACCAACCTCACGAGACTTTTCGGCAAGTCCTCGTCGGCCAGTAAGGTACAGGTCTTGTACCCACTCGACATAATCTTCTTGTTTCGGAAACAGCATGAAGGGAGAATACTTCTGTCCCTGCTTCCGAGGGTCATACGTCATGCCCCAGTCATTAATGAAGTCTACCCAGTTCTCAGCGTAGTGGGCCTTCAGGTGTTCTAGGGCTCTTGGATTCTCTCGAAGGCGCGCAAGTGCTTCAGTTCGCATCGCGTACACTTCTGTGTAGTCGGGGGCAGCCCAATCAATCTCGAAGGCGCTCATTGCTCAGCAACCTCCTTCTCAGCCTGCTCAATAATTCGGAACATACTTGGACGAGCGGGGTGACTGTGTTTGGATTCGAGCAACGGTTTGTTGCTGGCTTTGTTACGGATAGGTTTCTTGATGACGGAAAGGTATACGTCAAGTGGATCAGCGTCTTCGAACTCTTCCCCTGCCACGGCCCTACCTGCAATATCGGTAGTCAGCGTGATCTCTTTACGGTCATTAAAGAATAGTACAGCTGGTTCGCCATCTGCTTCTTCCGGGTCGAAGTCCGGTAAGTTCTTAAGCATAAACATTGGGCCGGTCG